TGGAGCAGAGAGTTGCTGCTTCTCTGCCCCATTCATCTCATACCAAATCTTTCTATCCTTATGACCAATAAGAGATAGACGCAAAGATGGTTCTCTAGGTTTACGAACCTCCGAGATAGCGGAGGCAACAGAACTGGCTACTGCTTCAGCAAAAGCGTCGAGGTGCTTCTTATCTACTTTTATTTCCTCGTCATTGGTAAATAGACCATAAATGTCTTCTACCAATGTATCAATTGACTTAGCCATGTTCTGTTGCCTCTTGTGTTAGCTACTAAGCAGCTTTTGACTGTACTGACGGGCTGGATAGTAGCTTGTACCGCGTATAAGACCCTTCAGGAGACTCAGCCTTAATTGCGGTAATTACATAACCCTTCTTACGAAGGCGTGAGATAGTCGCTGTTAGGTTCTCACACCATCCACGTTCGATTGCAGTCTTACGAGTAACTCGCATACCGCGACGAAGGGCTGATAGTACACGTGCTTCACTTGTCATTTTTTCTAGCTTCCTTAACTTTGTTGTTCATAAATACAGCATTAGCTGCGATTACTTTTGTTGCTACATCTCCGTAGATACCTAGACGTTCCTCTACAATCTTTGGAAGTTTTCCTTGTGCTGCACATGATACAGCATATTCAAAAGAACTTCCTTGATATACAGTTCCGTTAGGGCTAATCCAATAACCTGTAACTGGATCATATCCACAAGTGTCTTGCGTAGTCTCTGCATAACTATACCCAGCAGAGACTACGATAGCAAGACCTAGAGAAGCAGCGATTACTCTAAGCTTCATATTTACTTTCCTTACAGTGCTGCTAGTTCTTGGTCGATGGAAAAACCATCTTCTTCCTGAAAATCACCGGAAGGATCACCGTAAGGTACAAGATCAATGACCTGCATAGCCATAAAGTCAGCAGTAACACCAGCCTTACCAGCATAAGCATATTCGTAGGGCTGAATCTTTACCTTAACAGTAGAACCATTACCGATAAGACGACTATCCCAAGGCATTTTCTTTGCATCAATTACACGAGGTGCATCACGCTTGGAACCATCTTTCTTAACTACCTTACGCTTACAAGAGAAAAAATCTCCACGATCATCTCCCTTGTTTTTTACACTAAGACCAATAGACTCAAGCTTCTGCTTAGTCTCTTCGTCAACCGTAACATCAACCTGCCAAACTGGTTCATATGTTGTATTAGGCTCAACAACACTAGCCCAATATGCTTTACCAGAGAGGAGGATTTGATCGTACTTGTTATTAGCCATTTATAACTCCATTTGTAATGTCTCTTGGCTGAGACTGTTTCAAGTAACGAGTGGGATACTACTTTACTACGCAGCCTTTGTCAACACCTTTTTTACACAATCGTCATAGTCCATCAAAACTTTTTGAGGAACTGCAAAACAAGGACGACCGGGGAAATGTTTACCATAATTATCTTCATGAAGCAATACGGAAGAAGGACAAAAACCTTTTACATTAAAGGTATTATCATCTTCTTTTACGACAAGACAATATATATCAATCTTAGATTTAAATGTCTTGGCTCCGCTTTGGATAAGCTTTCCTGTCTTATATCTAGTTGATTTAACATCAATGCTAAGATTATCAAGAATAGCATCACCTAAATCAGTTCCAGTGCTTTTTGCTTTGTTTGTCGTATCAAAGAAAGACTCTGGATATTCGTTTACAAATTTAAAGAAAGCTAACTCTGCTTCAGCACCATCAATATCAATTTGAATTGATGTACGCTTCTTATCTTGTATATTATCTATTACACCTTCCTTTCTGTTAGAATCATTCCTAGCAATAGCTATTGTCTTAGCTAATTCTAGTTCATTTTCATTAAGATTTATTAGTGTGTTTCGGACCAGTTCAGGCCGACTTTGTATTCGCTGTCTAGGGGGCATCGAACATTTAACTCCTTCTCTGCAATCTTCATTGCCTCTTGGGTTAGTTTACCAAATCGTTCAGCATGATCTTTACGACAATCAAACTGATATTCATCGTGAATGCTGGCGACTAATTTAGCATCAATCTTATGCTTACGTATAAGTCTGTCGATAATAACAACCCACTGTTTGCAGATGATTGCTCCAGCACCTTGAAGCAGAAGGTTCATAGCAGCATGTTGATGCCTTACATGTAACTTTCTACCATCAAGACCCTTAATATATCCTGATGTAGAAATTTTGTCAACAGACTTTCTTAGTTTAGCTAGTGCGGGTAAGCTTTCAAGAAAATTATCTATTAACTTTTGACCATCGCTTGCTGTACCTCCAACAATGCTACCAATCTTCGATGCGCCAGCACCATAGATGAAAGCATAGATGAATGTCTTAGCTTGGTCACGTGTTTCTAAACCTGCAGCCTTTTGATTGGCTGTGTGAATGTCTCCTTCAACTACTTCCTTCGTATAGTCTTCGTCACACATGTAGTGTGCAAGACACCTTAACTCCAAGGAACTTGCATCACAACCAACAAGAACATTATTAGGAGAAGAAGTGATCCAACAGCTTCTGCATTCCACGCCATAGGGAGAATAAACAGCCGGAATTTGTGCCATGTTTGGACTATGATGGGCCATACGTCCTGAGATAGCTTTGAGAGTAAGTACCTTACCATGAACTTTATTATCCTCCTCAAGAAGTTCTAGCCATGATTTTATTTGTGCTGTACGTTTGTTAATAAGAAGATACTCTGCAATCATCTGTGCTTCAGGAATATCTACTTTCTTTAATGTGCCTTCATCTACGATGGGATGACCAGTAGGTGTGAAGTTCTCTGGCACCCATCCTTGTTCCATAAGACGTGCAGCAATCTGCTGACGACTTGCAGGATTGAAGATAGTTACTTTATCCTTCAGCCTCTTTCCTGTCTTCTCTGAATACCTTTCCTCTGTAACAGGAGGATAACGACGTTGTAGGTCTTCTTCAATAGCACGAGACTTATCAGATAGAGAAGCTTGTAACGTCATAGCTTTTTGTACATCAAGAGTAAAGCCATTCTTTTCTTGAACGTCAATGATGCGACGTACATTGTATTCAAGATCAATAGCCTGACGATACTTCTCTGGTTTTTCTTCTTTGATCTTTAGCCATAGACGAAAGGTAATGTCAACATCTCTGATACAGTACGTAATCATCTCTTTAGTTAGCTGAGAAAAATCTTGGAAGGCTATCTTCTTAAATCCTAGATCAATCCCCCATGATTCAAGAGAATGTTTACTACGTGTTGGAAACAGAAGCTGAGAAAGAATAAGAGTATCTTCTACTGTAGATACATTTATCTTTGTTCCTGTTAGTCTATTAAGAGTAGGAGCATCGAAGCTTATGCCGTTGTGCATAATGAACTTCGATACTCCTTTAGCAAATACAGGAAACTTAGTTAGACATTCTTCTTCTTTCCATATATTGATCTGACCTGTGTCTACGTTCTTCGTTACGATACAGAAAATCTTTGTAGCATCAAGACTATCTGTTTCAATGTCTAATATTACCTGCATTTATATTTCCTTAGAAGGGAATGTCGTTGTCGTCATTTCCTCCATCAAGATCGTCACCAAGATTAGTAACTTCGTGCAGCCTACCAGTATCCTTGTTGAAAAACAAGTGGCAAGCTACACCAGTTTCACCAGCATATCTATTTTTCAATACGCGAATGGTGGTAGTGTTTGCAATATTAGGATCATCAGATTGTTGATCACGTTCCATAGCTACGACAGCATCAGAGAGTTGTGCAATAGACTGTGAACCACGTAGATGGGACAGGCTTACCTCTTTACCATCTTCATGTCCACTGTCTGCACCTGTACGTCGTAGGTGTGATACAAGAAGCAATGCACAATTAGTTTCTTCTACCAGACTGCGAAGCTTAGTCATGAGAATGTCGATGTTCCTACGTTCGTCCATACCTTCAAGACCTGAGACAAGGATAGATAGGTGATCGAGGAAAATCCACTTGCAGTCCAAAGCTTTTACCATGTAGCGTACACGAGCAAGAATTTCTTCAGTACCCATAGAACCAAAATGATCGAAAGCATAGAACCTACCAGTTCCAATGGTTGCTTCTTGCCACTTGAACAGTTCAGCATCTGGGAAATTCTCACGAACCTCACGTATGTACAATCTAGCATTAGCTTCTACAGACATAAGATGGAAGATGGTTGAACGGGTATTCTCTTCAAGAGAGATAACACCAATGTTACCTTCAGCCTGTTTCAGAACATGGTGCATCAGTTCACGCATGACGCTGGACTTACCTGTACCAGTACCAGCCGTCAAGGTAACTAATTCACCCGTACGAATGCCGTACAGCTTTTCATTTATACCAGCCCAAGGATATAGGCAGGTAGTTTGATTACCTTCTTCGTATAGTTCAGGACCAATATCTTTTAGATTGATAATACCTGCTGGTGTGTAGGTACGTGCTGCCCACCATGCCTGAGTAAAGTCTTGTGCCTTACCATCAGTCAAGTATCCAGAAGCATCCTTTAGCTTACCATCCAGTGCTACAATCTTACACTTGTTTGGTTCAAAGAGTTGTGCAACCTCACGTGCAGCCTTCTGTCCTACTTCATCTGAATCAAAGCATATGACGATATTATTGAAGGAATTAAGAAAGTCATAGCTACGTTTACAGCTTTTGACTGCTGCTGCTGCACCATCCTTGATAGATACTGCTGCATACTTTGATCCAAGCATCTGATAAGCAGCCATAGCATCTAGTTCACCTTCGCAGACGGTGACATACTTACCACCTTCCTGACAAAGGTGCTGACCAAACAACACACCTGCTGACATAGAACCGGGAGGATCAGCAGTAAAGTTCTTTGTAGCTACATCACGAATCTTGTAAGCTACGAGACTATTGTTTACGTCGAAGTAAGGATAGTAGTGTTTTACTACATCACCATTAGCATTCTGTTGAATACGTACACCATACTTCTCTGCTGTATCTTTTGTAATACCACGATCAGTAATAGCTGATACGTGACCTTTTGCTGTAGGTTGTTGATAACTTACAGTATCGAGTGGCATGTTAGTCTCCTCTGTATATGCCTTATCACCCTTAAAATATTGTCTACAACTAAAGCAAAACATATGTCCGTCATCGAACAATGCACAAGCATCACTCGAACCACACGACTCACATGGAATATGTTTTACAAACTTACTACCATTATGCTCAGTCTTCCCTGAGTACCCTGTATGTAGCAATTACTTCTCCATTACGTTTGGCTACGAAGCCATCTATCGTCTCTTCAATATCATATCCCATCTGAGATGTAAACAGTTTTCTATCTCCTAGTAGTTTCCATATGTCTTCTTCATAAGAAGAATCTTCTACGACTGTTTCAATGTGTTTAGTTTTCACAATAACATTCCACATTCAACAATCCTCATCCTGATAAGAAAATATATCTTTTATAAAATCTGTTTCATTAGACATATATTCTTCAGTCTCTTCTGATGCAAATCTCTTAGCTTCTTTAGGACTATAACCCTCTTGGAGATATTGAGAGTATAGTTCTTTGTAAATAATCTTACGATCCTTTTCCCATAAATTTTTCATTATTCCTTTCCTTTATTATTATCATATGGGTTATCCATTTCATGTTCACAGGTAAGACAAACCAAAACTTCCCACTCTGTGTGTGCTACCCAGTGTAATGTGCCACACTCTGTACACTTAACTTCTAGTCTTTCGTCTTCTCCTTCAAGAGGACCAAAAATCATTTCACTTATAAATTCTACATCAAATTCATCTGCTATGTCATTAAGAGATTCTATAAAGTCATTATATTCTTCTACATCTTTAGGATCGGATGGGTTGTATCCTAGTTCAACCATTTCAATATTACAAAACTTTTCATAGGTAATCTTACCCTGTTGACAAAGTTTACGAGCATATTCAGAAAAAGAAGTAATATTCTGTGTATCGGAAATAGGAACTAGAATACGTTTAGTCATCTTACTTTCCCTGTCCTCTGTAACGCTTAAAGTTACGACGCTTGTTCTTGTTCTTTGGCCTACTGTTTACAGACTGACCAATGCTTGTACGCATGTGTTGCTTAACCCATGCTGGCTTTTCTATTCCTGTAGGTTTCTTACTAGCCATCTGCTAATTCCTTCCATGAGACGGGGTAAAGAGGTTCAATAATTTCATTCCACATCTTAGCTAGGTACTGTAT